GCCCCTTTCGGGGCTCTCCTGGGTGACGTTCTATCCAATCCATACGAGGTAACGATTCGTGGCTACAGATTACAAAATCATACTCTTTCCTGTTAAGGAAGAGCAAGAGGTTGCGGTCCTCGCCACGGACGAAGAGCTTTTTGAAGCTCTTCAACGTGTTCTCGAGAGGAAAGGCGTGGACGTCGGCTCCGCCGGTCATGCTGCAATCGCCGTAGTCGCTAGGGTCGGTCGGAATCGCCAAAAGGCGGTCCTGATCGTCACTAACTTCGAGGAAGTTGTAGTTTAGACCTGCGTCAATCATGGGGGCTAACTAGCTCCCGACTTTCAACTGAAGAGGAAGACATGGCTTTTACCAGACGAGAGACTTTACACAACCGTGAGCATCGGTATCGCACAGGGTCAGTCGCAGCTTGCTTTACATGGCCGTCAAATACGACCACGTTTGGCCAGGTTACGACCTCCCTTATGGGCGAAGATGTTCTGGTTGAATATAAGAACTCGGGCTGGAGGAACCAAGTCGACAGGGGGATTTCTGCAACGACACGTTTTGTGGCGGAGCAGCGTCAATTTGAGTATGTTCCGGGATTTTTTAGTTTCCGGATCAAATGCAAAACGACGAACAACTGGGCTTATCACGACGAAGAGGGAAACCTCTCCCAAGGGATAAGCGCCATTATTGATCTTCCACCTGTCGCCTCGACAGTTATTAGTCAATACGCACTGGCACAGGCTATCCAAGGAGCGTGGCGCGATGCAAGGCAGAAACAAGGAGCCTTTAAGGGCTCGACGTTTATGGCCGAACTTCGTGACACGATTCGAGGAATCCGGAATCCAGCACGTGGAATGCGTCGAGGAATCGACGACTACCACAAGGCCGCTACGCGCAATGCTCGTAGAGCAGTGAACGGGCGGTCCCTACCTAGAAACCGAGACGACTACCGCCGAATGGGCGGTCCTAGTCAAAGGGCTTTAGATAGGGCTCTGAGCGACACCTGGCTTGAACATGCATTCGGCTGGGTTCCTTTAGCGAACGACATCGGCGATGCCGTTGTCGCTGGGATCCGTCTTTCGAGACGGCAACCCCGGGTCCGTTTTCACGGATTTGGCGAAGAGGAATCTAACCCGAGCATAGTCAGGACAACAGTGTCGTTTGGCTCTTCACAATGGACTCTTAACTATGACACTAGTCTAGTTGAGAACCAAAGTGTGAGGGTTTACGGTGCCGTGAGGCTAGAACTGGCGTCTCTTGGAGCGTCGAAGGCAGAAGAATTTGGTTTTACCCAAAAAGACTTTGCCCCGGCCATCTGGGAGGCTATCCCGTATAGCTTCTTTGTGGACTACTTCTCTAATGTTGGAGACGTAGTTAATGCCCTCTCGTTTCCCAAGACGGACATCGCCTGGTGTGCCAGAACCTTCGTTAATGCCAGTATCCGGGATAGTACCCGGGCTCGCTTTAATCGAATTTTCGGTTCGACACTCGAGACGTTGACGTCAAAGTGGGAATTACTCAGAGAGGAACCGTCCAGTATGTACTGGTCCCGTCGGTACGTTGATCGCATCGAATACAACGATCTACCCCTTCCCCAACTCAGGTTTGAGATACCTGGTAGTAAGGATTGGAGAAAATGGTTGAATATAGGTGCGCTTGCGAACCTTCGGTTGTTCTCTTAACAACACACTCGGAAAGGAAAGATTATGCCTTTCACTCCGTCGTCGCCGGTTACCGGTGGTGCCCAGACAGGGCTCACCGCACCGACGTACACGCTCTTGGCGGATGTTGCGCCTGCTGCCCATGGCAAGCAGTACGCAGTGTCTGCCTTGGGCGGGACTCAGACGGGTGTCGAGGTACATAGTATCTCGAACCCGTTCACGATCACAGCGTTCAAGGTGGCAAGCCCAAAAAGCTTGCCGTCCGTCCACCCTGTGACCGGAGTCCTCTCCAATGTGCCCAAGAACAACTTTAAATGGGTTGTTCGTAAGGGTGTCGAGGTCATGTCCGGCCAGCCCCGGCAGATCGCCATATTCACTTTGAATATGGACGTCCCTGCTGGTGCTGACGTTCAGGACCCCGAGAGCATCCGGGCGGCATTGAGCCTTCTCGTGGGTGCCTTGTCAGGCGAAAGCGCTGACACGGGAGACCTGCTTATTCAGAACGTCCTTTAAAGGACCAATGAAGACGCAGCGTCTTATACAGATGATCATAAACGCTCTCCTTAAGTATCTCTCAGAAAAACTTCTGGGTCGTACCAAGGTACAGTGAAATGATTGTCTGTTCCACTCGGCTCATCCAAGGTCGCGGCATTCTCATCTCTCTAGTCCGTTATCGAAATATGTTAACCGTAAGGTTTTCAGACCTCGAGAATCAGGCAAGAGAAGAGTTTGTCGTTACCGAGGAAATTGGAGGAGAGTATGTCGAAAGTACATCGGCATGTTCTGTTTTCATGCCTCCAGGCAGATCTGTCGTCATTCAACTCTGTGGACAAAAAAAGTCCCTTTGTTGACTGGCGTTCCGTGGCCGCAACACAGCTCTTAGAGAGCGTCTTCAAGAAATTTGAAGACCCTAACCCTAAAGCTGATGCCAAGGCCATAGAAACTTTTCTCGAGATCAATCGGTCTCTTGAAAATTACAAACTAGTAGCCCTAACCACATGGGATGAGGACGTCGTAACAGCCGTTAAGGCGGTTATAGACGACTTTCTCCACCCGAAAGGGATGCCCCTCGTGGACAGTTTCCAACAGCTTTTTATGGCTGGAGAGACTGGACCAGGATCGAGCATAGTCGGTAGGGGAGGAGACTTCTTTACAAAGATGTTCTCCTCAGAGCTTTCTACTAGCGATCTCTCTCTGTACGGTTCGTACAGGGCAAGTTTGACGGGCCTCTACTCCTGGCAGATAGCTGAACGCTATCGATTCGCCAAGTTAGGTGGTCCTAAGCTTGTTGGAAGTAATCGCTTATCCTGTGTGCCCAAGAACGTCGACATCTCCCGTACAATCTGCACTGAGCCCACATTGAACATGTGGTATCAGCTCGGATTGGGTAATATCATCCGCGAGCGCATGGGTCAGTTCTTCGGAATTGACTTGGCGACCGTGGCTGACGTTAATAGGAGATTGGCGTATCTAGGCTCGTTGGACGCTAGTGGGACCGACAGATCTTTCTCAACAATCGATCTTAAGTCTGCTAGCGACTCAATAAGTCTAGGGCTTGTCGAGGCTCTGTTCCCGAAATGGTTCAGTGACCTCCTCAAGCACCTCAGGTCGCCCTTTACAAGGCTTCCTGACGGGAATACGCTGGCTTTGAACATGGTTAGTACCATGGGGAATGGTTTTACGTTCCCCCTGCAAACCCTGCTGTTCAGCGCCGTCGTTTCCGCGGTCTACACGCAGATGGGTATTCCCCTGAAGCGTGTCGATGCGACTCAGCCGTCGTGGTCGGTCTTTGGCGATGACATAGTCGTAGTCCGAAAGGCCTATGATCGTGTCTGCCATATCCTATCACTATTCGGCTTTGTTGTAAACGCGGATAAGTCCTATTCGATAGGACCGTTCCGTGAGTCTTGTGGGTGTGACTTCTTCAAGGGTCACATGGTGCGAGGTGTTTATCTCAAACGCCTTAGCACTCCTCAAGATGTTTATGTCGCCTTCAACAAGCTAGTCAGATGGTCGGCTAGGAACGAGATTGCTCTTTGTTCCTCGCTGCAATACCTCCTCAAGAAGGCCCGGTTTAACGCCGTGCCCTTTTGGGAATCTGACGATGCAGGCTTCAAAGTGCCCGAGTGGTGGCCTTGGAAAGCTCGTACGGGAAAAGCTCACGGAACCTATGTGTATAAAGCATGGGTCCCGAAGAGCCCTCGTATGAAACTGACCGAGGATGCCATTTTGGTACCGAGAGGTCTCCGACGCAGGTTCTATAACCCGGAAGGGCTATTAGTCTCTGTGTCTAGAGGCGATTGGGTCGATGGTACAACGCCCACCAGCCATGGTGGATGGGGTACCTACGTCCAGGTCCGGAGGCATGCCCTTCAATGGGATGTGCCGCCGGTGTCGGATGTCCCGAGTTTCCGAGCCGGGTCTGGTCTCCGTAACTGGAGGACAGATTTAGCGAGGGAGCTCGAGCTCCAACGAGCGATGGAACCCGTTGCAGGTTCCGTCGAAGGGAGACGGTGTGAAGCCGTCTTTTGGGATCTACTGTAAAGTAGGACCCAAATCCTAGGGGTGAGAAACCCCCCGAAGGTGCC